GGGTATTAATAGGGTCCCACCCTGTTGATGCCACCTTGCACTTGTCCACTCACGTTGAGATACCTCGCAGTTTTGCCATACGAAGCAGGTGGAAGATCCTTCCGTGTGATGTATGCTTGAGACGCTCCGTGTCTGTGGAAACATACGTGCAAGCGCCAGTACGCCTAACAAGTAGGCTGGCCCCTCTCTCCTTGATTATTGAGGGCGTAGTGCGGACTACCGCACCCCCCACTGATAGGTTCATAGTCATGGTCCCGAGTCCCCGTGCGACCCTTCCTACGAAGCAGGTGGAAGATCCTTCCGTAGGTTGAAACTAAGAGGAACCTAGTGTGACTATGGTAGCTACAGTGTTGGCTGTTGTTGCCCCTCGCTCCCCCCCACTAGGGTGGTGCAGTCGTGGTCACATTGAGAGAGCAAACCGAGCTTGGATTAAAGTTAGCGAACGCCTCCCCTGAGCCTCCAATGCTGTTACGATGAGGCAGATGGCATTGTGCAAGGGGGTAGTGGTTGGTAATGGTTCACACTGACTGCCGACGTAAACGTCAGTGTCGACTGAGGTGGTAGCGGCTGTAATGGTCGTGTGTTCGCGGGGTCACTTTTTAAGTGAGCGGGATCCTCCAGCGAGGGTCCCCGGCATAGTCTGGGTTGGATCGTTCTCGATCTCGTTCGGGTCCTCGTAAAGGGCCCAAGCCAACTCAGGCATTTAATATGCCGCCC